TGTGTTGATTCGTCCAAAGCGTTCAACACTAAAATCTAGAAAAGAAGTAGACTTATTCAGAACTACAATCTTTAGAAACAGTAAAGAGGAATATATTGGTATTCCTATCATGGCTGCAAATATGGATGGAGTTGGTACGTTTGAAATCGCAGACGCACTTGCAAAACATAATGTATTTACTTGTCTGGTAAAAACATATTCGGTAAACGAACTCGTTAGTTTCTTTGACTGCGATGATAGTGATTTAAAATATGACAGAAGAGAAAATGTTGCAATGTCTATTGGGGTATCTGATGATGATTTGCAAAAGTTTTGTAATGTCATGGAACTTAGCGATGGTGCTGTTAAATATCTCTGTGTAGACGTTGCAAATGGATACACTGAAATGTTTAGTAACTTCATTTATCAACTACGATTGAATTTTTCAAATCTTGTTATCATAGCAGGTAATGTGGTTACTGGCGATATGACACAGGAGTTAATTTTAAATGGTGCCGATATTGTTAAGTGTGGGATTGGCCCTGGCAGTGTGTGTACTACTCGTATACAGACAGGAGTCGGATATCCACAACTCTCATCTGTTATTGAATGTGCTGATGCCGCTCATGGTCTTGGAGGCCATATTATTGCTGATGGTGGTTGTGTATCATCTGGTGACGTAGCGAAAGCATTTGGTGGTGGTGCAGACTTTGTAATGTTAGGTGGTATGTTCTCTGGACACGATGAAGGTGGTGGAGAATATATATTAGAGGATGATAATCCAGAACCTATAGGAGTTAAATTCTATGGGATGAGTTCGGAGACTGCAAATGACAAACATTTCGGTGGACTTAAAGACTACAGAGCCTCAGAAGGAAAAGAAGTCATTGTTCCCTACAGAGGAAGAATTGATAATACTGTACAAACTATTCTTGGAGGCCTCAGATCGTCCTGTACTTATGTTGGGGCAAGACGAATAAAAGACTTGACAAAATGCACAACATTTGTTAAAGTATACAATACCCATAACACAATTTTTGGAGATTCGTAATGGATAAAGATTTTCTACTTGACTATACTCGTTTTGTAGATGAGGTGACTAGTGATGCATCTAGAGATGCACAGGCACTTTCAGACTCACTTGACGTAATTGATAACTTTGGTGTTTCACCAGAACGTGTATTGACTGCGGCTATTGGTATTAGTGCAGAAGGTGGTGAGTTTGCAGAGATTGTAAAGAAGTGTATTTTCCAAGGCAAACCTATGGACGATGAGGCACAGTATCACATGAAGCGTGAACTTGGTGATATTATGTGGTACATTGCACAAGCTTGTATTGCATTAAGTATCTCTTTGGAAGATGTACTAGATACTAATATACAGAAACTTGAGGCACGATACCCTGATGGGTTTGAAGCGTTTCGTTCTGAACACAGAAAAGAAGGTGACATTTAATGACAGACTTTTTAAAAGATATTGCCAAGACGGCTGGCAATGAATACGCCGCACTTGTATCTGAAGGTGTAGAGGCTGGTGATGTTGATAACTTTATCGACACTGGTTCTTATATTTTCAATGCACTGTTGAGTGGTTCTATTTACGGTGGACTACCAGCAAATAAAATTACAGCGGTTGCAGGCGAATCTGCAACAGGTAAAACATTTTTTGTGATGGGTATGGTGAAGTCATTCCTTGATGCAAACCCAGATGCTGGTGTGTTGTATTTTGAGTCTGAATCTGCAATCACAAAACAGATGGTTATCGACAGGGGTATCGACCCTGCTCGTATGGTTATTCTACCAGTGACAACTGTACAAGAGTTTAGAACTCAGGCAATTCGTGTTTTAGATAAATACCTAGAACAGAGTGAGGATGAAAGAGCTCCTATGATGTTGTGTCTTGATTCACTTGGTATGTTGTCAACTACAAAAGAGGTTGATGATACTGCCGAGGGTAAAGAAACTAGAGACATGACCAGAGCACAAGTTCTCAAGGCTGCATTTCGTGTATTAACATTGAAACTTGGTAAGGCAAAAGTTCCTATGGTAGTTACTAACCACACTTATGACGTTGTTGGTTCTATGTTCCCAACAAAAGAAATGGGTGGTGGTTCTGGACTGAAGTATGCCGCTTCATCTATTGTTTATCTTTCAAAGAAGAAAGAAAAAGACGGTACAGAAGTTGTTGGTAATATTGTTCACTGTAAGAATGCAAAGTCTCGTTTGACTATCGAAAACAAAATGGTTGATGTGAGACTTATGTATGAACGTGGACTTGATAGATATTATGGACTACTTGAACTTGCACTGAAGTATGGTATCTTCAAATCTGTTTCTACTCGTATTGAGTTACCTGATGGTACAAAGACATTTGGTAAGACTATCAATAACCAACCAGAGAAGTTTTTTACTGAAGAAGTGATGGCCCAGTTGGATGAGGCTGCCAGTAAAGAATTCAAGTATGGACAGAGACAAGAGGTAGAAGAAGTTGAAGAAGAAACTGAACAAGATTGATATCTCTAGAAGTTTCATATTAGTATCAGATAAGTCTAAAGAGTGGACTGCTCTTAGACTTACTGAACTTACTGAAGAATACAAAGATATTATCTATAAGTATGGTAAAGTGGAAATTAAAGAAGATGAAGAAAATGATAATGCTTCTTTACAATTCAACTATGATGTGTTAGTATCACCTACAATACCAAAAGAAGATTTAGAAGAAGATATTGATTTTAAAAATCTTATGGGTGATATTTTACATCATCTCATAGAAGAACAACTACAAAAGGATTCAATGCAATATGTCAACACAGACGATTGAAAGAACAACACTCAGTAACTTAGTATACAATGAACCATATGCGAGAAAGGTTCTGCCTTTCATCAAACCAGAGTATTTTTCAGATCGTCACGAAAGAGTTGTATTTGAAGAAATTAATCTGTTCATGGAGAAGTATGGTAATCAACCTACAAAAGAAGCCCTCTCCATAGAACTTGATAATAGAAAAGACTTGAATGAAGATGAGTTCAAGTCTGTTCAACAAATTGTCGAAACACTATCTAATGCACAAGTTGATATGCAATGGTTAGTAGATACGACAGAAAAGTTTTGTAAGGATAAGGCAGTCTACAATGCTATCCTTAATGGTATCCAAATTATTGAGGGGAAGGATAAACAACATACCGCTGAAGCGATACCGTCTATTTTATCTGAGGCACTTGCAGTTGCATTTGACCAGAATGTAGGACACGACTATGTAGAAAATGGTGAAGAACGATACGAGTTCTACCATAAGAAAGAAGAGAAACTAGAGTTCGACTTGGATTACTTTAACAAGATTACCAAGGGTGGACTCCCACAAAAAACTTTGAACATTGCCCTTGCTGGAACAGGTGTTGGTAAATCGTTGTTCATGTGTCACATGGCTGCGTCTACACTGATGCAAGGTAAGAATGTTCTTTATATAACAATGGAGATGGCAGAAGAAAGAATTGCAGAACGTATTGATGCAAACTTAATGAACATAACAATGGATGACTTACATGAGTTACCAAAGAAAATGTTTACTGACCGTCTATCCAAAATACAAACAAAGACCAACGGAAAGTTAATTATCAAAGAATATCCTACTGCATCTGCACACACAGGACATTTCCGTAGTTTGCTAAAAGAACTGGCACTGAAGAAGTCATTTAGACCTGATATTATTTTTATCGACTACTTGAATATCTGTGCCTCTTCAAGATTTAAGGGGAATGCAAATGTCGGATCATATTTCTATATCAAGGCGATTGCCGAAGAACTTAGGGGGCTTGCAGTTGAGAATAATGTTCCTATTATGTCAGCGACACAAACTACTAGAGGGGGATATGCAAACAGCGACATTGGGCTGGAAGATACGTCAGAATCTTTTGGTTTGCCTGCTACGGCTGACCTCATGTTTGCACTTATATCAACAGAAGATTTGGAAAGTCTCAACCAGATAATGGTAAAACAATTAAAGAATAGATACAACGACCCTGGCCTCAACAAAAGATTTGTTGTAGGGATTGACAGGGCTCGAATGAAACTATACGATTGTGAACAGGAAGCACAGGATGACATTATTGACAGTGGACAAGATGAAGGAGCAACATTTGATAAAACAACTTTCGGAGTGGGTCTTGGGAAAGACAAGACTTATGAGAAATTTAAAGACCTCAAAGTATAAGAAACCAAAATACTTTGTAAATAAAAACAAACATGAGTGGGAAGTTGTAGAATTTCCTACTAATGATATCATTCGTGTATTCACAAGAAAGATTGATGCTGAGATGTTCTCAGAACAACTTACTAAGAATCCACCTTTTGGTGAACGGCCTATACCACAATTTTTAAAGAATAATAAACTTGACATTCTAGAGTAACCATGTTATATAAATAGTATTGAAATTATTTGTATGAATGGAAACGGTGTAAAATGTCAATTAGAAGTGCCTATAGGCAACTAAATCCTATAACTGAAATTGTAGGTTCTCCACTGGAAAAGGTGAGAGAACTTCACGAAGAGACTCTTCCTACAGATTTCTTTGATGGATTTACACACGAAATAAACACTAAAGCCAGTTCTTCTGTGAGAACTGTCTATACAGTGCGTTCCCCTGATAGAGAAACAGACAGAGATGAAATCCTTAGAAGGATGCGTCAGGCTGGTATTGATGCGAATCTAGGTTCATCTAGTTCTAGTGTTGACCCCATTGATGGTGAAATTGATGGCAAACGATTTAGAATTAATGTGAAACCAATGTCTGGTGGTATGCAAGAAACCACACTAAACTCTAGTATTACAGAACTCTTTCCATGTATCGCCTTTGAAAAGGGATACTCTCCTACAGATATAGAATCTTTTCACAAATACTTACTTGACATTGACGTAAGTAAGTTGAAGTGTGTCAATACAAAAGATACTGATGCCGCACAAGAAACAATCAATAAAGCAGACACATCTTCTAAGTTTACAGATAAGATGGATAATGCAATTGGTATTTTAAAATACCTAAAAGATGCACATAAGGATAAATCTATCTCTGAAGTGTATTGGGGATATCGTGCAAAACCAACTGGTGTTCCTAGTAATCATCCTGGCGATATGTTTATCAAATATAGTGATGGTAAGTTTCTTGGTGTTAGTCTGAAGGCTGGTGGTAAGAAAACTTCTGAACCCCAACTTAACACATATGTTCGTCCAGTGTTTAGTGCATTCGGTGAAACACGAATGATGGAAACATTACGTTCCACTGCATATTCACAAGTATATTCTAAAATTAAAGGTATGCCTGCACTAACTGGTTTTGATGGTGGTGCAAATGGTAGAAGTCCAGATAGAAGAAAAACTGAAACCATTCTAAAGGACTATGATAAGAAAAATAATAAAGCGTATGAAGCAGACTATGATGCAATGTTAGAAATTATGCGAAAGGGTGTTGTTGAACTGTTCAATAAAAGTAAAGACAAGACACTAAAATATATTCAATCTGAAGTGTTAAGGGATGCACCAGATGTTCCTACAATTGTTATTAAAGCAGTTGGTTCAGAATATGAAGAAGTTACTGATAGAGATGCAGTTGGTGTATTTCTTCCACAGGTAAAGTTTGTAAAAGCATATTCATCTCGTTCATCTAAACAAGATTGGTTTATTGAATTGAAGTCAGGTACAGAAACTATTACAATGAAGATGTCTATTCGTTCTAATAAATCTGGCCATGCTGGTAAAAAGAAACTAGGACAGTTCCCAACAGGACTGGCTATTAAATATAACGGACTTGCAAAATGATAAACTTTAGTTCATTTCTTACAGAGGACAAGGGTG